ATGGCTGATCGTAACGCCTATAGCCAGCCGCAGGTTGGCAACCAGGGCTTTGCCCGGACCATGAAGTGCCTTGGCGCCGATGTGGCGCTCGTCGCCGGCGACCTTGCCCTCAACAAGACCGTCGGCCTGTTCGTGGTGCCGCGCGGCTTCGTGCTCACCGGCATTTCGGTGGTGGTGCCCGACCTCGACAGCAACGGCTCACCGCTCCTCACCTTCGCCATTGGCGATGGCGGCGACGATGACCGGTTCATCGCCACCGGCGCCACCACCGGCCAGGCCGGCGGCACCAACACTACGCTGGCGGCGACGGGCCTGAACTACGAGTTCACCGCCGATACCGAGATCGTCTGGAAGACCGTCGCCGCGGCGGCCACGGCGGTCGCCGGCACCATCCAGCCGCGCTTTTTCGGCTACATGAAGTAGGCCCTGATATGGCGAAGGTCACCTACCACGCGCCCGAGGGCGACAGCGAAGTGGTGAGCCTTGCGGGGCTGCGCTTCTTCGATGGCGAGCCGCGCGAGCTCGACGATGCCGAGCACGTCGCCCTGCTCGGAAAGCTCATCCACAACCCACATTTCGGGGTCGAGGGCACGCTCACCGTGCTCGACGAAACCGACCCGCCGGCAATCGGGCTCAGGGCCATCCACAATGGCGGCGGGCGGTTCATCATCGTCCGTGGCGACAAGGACCAGAAGGTCAAGGACGGCCTCAACAAGGCCGAAGCCCACGCCTTCAACGCGCTGTCGGAGGCCGAGAAGCGGGCGTTTGTGGGTTAGGGCGCGGCCGGCGGCGAAAACTGGTTGGCCTCGCCCCTGCCCCACCCACCGGCTGTCATCCCTGCGAAAGCAGGGACCCAACTCGCCGCCCGCGCCAGCTGATGCTTGGGTCCCAGCTTTCGCTGGGATGACACCGAGTGTGGGGTGATTGCAGTGCGTCAGTTCGACTGCAGCGCAATCCCCCATCTCGCCGGCTGACTCGCACTTATCCCCTCCCACCCAGGAGCCCCCATGCCCAAAACCCGTCACGACCTCGTCAACCGTGCGCTGGCCGAACTCGGCGTCGTCGGCGCCGGACAGACCGCTGCCGCCGAGGATTTCGATGAGATTGACAACGCGGTTGCCCCTGTCATGAGCGACCTCGCTACCCGGGATATCTGGGTGTGGGGCGACCCCGATGCCTATGACGACGATGCCTTCGACCACCTCGCGGTGCTGCTCGCCAATGCCCGGGCCCGCGCCTTCGGCGTGGCGCCCGACGAGCAGAAGCGCTTCCTCGCCGAACAGCGGCTGCGTGGCCTGAAGCCCACGATCCTCTCCGGCCGCACCCAGGAAATCGAGTATTTCTGATGCCCCGATCCCCTGGCCTGCCGGCCAGGGGCCATGCCCGATGCGCTAGGCGCCTTTGGCGGCGCGCGTCTCCGTTAGTGAACGCATCCGGCCCGCGGAGTCCCCCTAGCAGCGCCACCACTCCATCGTCGCGTGGGCCAAGGCCGGCGCTACCGCCGGTTTCTCCTCCATAACCAACAGCTACGAGGTGCAATGATGGCTTGGGTACCGTTCGATCCAAAGCAGCCCCCAACGTATTCGGAAGATCCGCTGCTCGCGATCTATCTGGCCAGGGCGCAGGACGCCAACGCCAACCGTCCCGAGACTTACGGCGAAAGCTACCTTGCGCAGGGCATGTCCGGGGTGAACGGGGGCATCGGAAAGCTCCTCGGAGGGCCGGTCGATCTCGGTGCAGGCCTGATCAACCTAGGCATCGGTGGGCTGAACCTGATGCTTACGCCCGAGCAGACCCTGGCGGACCAGATCGCCGGCATACGACGGGAGCCGCCCCTCAAACCGATCGTGGACCCGGTAGGCGGCTCGCAGATGTTCAACCGCTTCATGGCCGATGTCGGCGCGATCACGCCGGAAACCGATGACCCCAGCAAGCAGTTTGTGCGCCGCGCTGGCGAGGAAATTGGCGCTTCGATCGTCCCGACGATGGCCACGATGAGCCGTGCGGCACGCCCCCTTGCCGCTGCGGCCAAGGAACTCACCCTCGCAGCCGGCGCGGGCATCGGCGCCGCTACTGCGGATCAGCTGGCCCCGAACAACCCTTGGGCCGAGCTTGTAGGACAGATATTGGGGACTGTTTCTGCAGCGGGCGCCACCAGGCTCGGCAAGAAACTCGTCACCCCATTTCCAGTTCGGGACCCCACTCAGCTCGGCGCGATGGAGATGTTGCGACGTGAGGGCATCGACCTTTCCGCGGGTCAGCAAACCGGACACAAGGGCCTGCAGAACATTGAAAGTGAATTGGCCGGTGCCCAGGTGGCGCAGCTCAGCGAGCAGCAGGCAGAGCAGTTCACCCAGGCCGTGCTCAAGCGGGCCGGCATTAACGCCAGTCGCGCAACCAAAGAGGTGCTGAAGGCTGGTTATGAGCGCCTGGGCACCGCATTTGGCGACATCGGCTCGCGCAATGACATCCTGCTGGCAGACGGAAAACTTGGCAAGAAGCTGGGCGAAGCATACCAGACGTATGCCAAGAGTACCGCTGAGGCCGATCGTCTGCCGGCGATCGATGACTTCATCATCGAAGCCGTCACGGCGATGAAATCGAAAGGTGGAGGTCACGTGATTGATGGAAGTGCCTACGCTAGCCTCAGGACCCGGGTTGGCCTGCTGGCGCATGAGACGGCCGACCGCGCACAGAAATCCGCGCTCCTGGACATCCAGCGGGCCCTGGACGACGCTATGGAGAGCAACCTTTCCAAGGGAGATATCGACGCGTTTCGGTGGGCTCGCGCTGCGGATCGCGACTTCAGCATTATTGAGAAGGCGGCATTGCAGGACCCGTCCGGCGGGCTGATCTCACCAGAGGCGTTGCAGAAAGCCGCCGTGGCCGGACAGGGAGATCTCGCAAAGCTCGCCGACAGCGGCAAGGCCTTGATGACACCCCTGCCGTCCGGCTCAGCACCTAACGTGCGAAATCTGCTCGCAACGGTGCCGGCTGTCGCTGGCGGCACTCTTGGCTACTACATGGGCGATGCGAATGGAGCGGTGAACGGAGCGGCGATCGGAGCGTTGGGCGGAGTTGCCGCGCCCTATGCCGCCGGTCGGGCAATCCTGTCGAAACCGGGACGACGGTACCTCGCTAACCAAGTGCTCAATGGATCACCTTCCGGGTCCAACGGTTTCGGACCGCTCGGTGCCATGCTAGCCGCGCAGACCAGCCAGATCAGTCCGTCGCGCGACCCACTGGGCGAGTTGAGTGTGTTAATGCATCAAGCCGGGGTCAATTGAGGTTGCCGTCCGCGGCGAGAATACGGGCGTTCCATGACCGGTCGCCGCTACATCGATCGCTCAAAGATGAGTTTCACCAGCGACTGCAATGGACGGACGACGAAGTGGTAAAAGAGTCCGCTGGCAACTATGCCGAAGAACACCCCGACCGCCACGTTCAGCGCGATCGGGTTGGTGATTCCAAACACGCCGAGTATGGAATAGAAAAACTCCTGAAGTTGCACTGTATCGCTCCCGTCGTTGCATCGCCAACGATACGGGTGCGTCTTCGGGGCAGCAATGCCTCGCGCTCGTCGTCCCACTGGATGGTGGAGCGCTCTGGTTCGGTAAGTCCTTCAACAACGCGCTGGGGAACAGCGAAACCGCTTCCCATCTTCCCGGTCAACCCGACGTTTCCCCGCGCAATCTAGCGACCTCTATCGAGCCTGTTCACCGCGATCCCGCGAACAGCGGCGAAAACTGCAGCCAGCATGCGGCCCGAAGCTGTGAGTACTCGTATCGCTGCGACGCAGATGAACCGGCCAACACCGGCCTATATCGACCAGTTGATCGCGGCGCGGGCTCTCGCCAACCGCAAGAGCCTTCTCCCGCCGGGCGGCGTCGCGGCAGCGCGGACAGCTACCCCCTCACGTTACGAAGCCACATTGCGAGGGACACGCCCAAGCCGCCGCCAACCAGCGCACCCGCAATCACCCGACCCTCAGCCGAGAACCCATCTCTGAACAGGTAGAGGGTCATCGCAAACCGCAAGCCTCGCGGCCACGATCCGCGACGTGGCGCAATCCAATGGGCTGATCTCACGTAAAGGCCGGCTGGACGCCTCGCGTACGCCCATCGTGCAGATCATCAAGTCCTTCGACGACCTCGCGGGCCGAAAGATGAGCGTCATGCAGATAAAGGCACTGCGGACCAGGCTCACCGACATTGCGAAAAGCAGCGACCCCGCCGAACGCCACATCGCCACCCAGATGCTCGAAGAGTTCGACACGTTCACGGACGCGCTGGCCGAGACTCTGAAGACGGGCAACGCACATAGTCACAGTGCCGCGAAGGGCGAGCGCATCGAAACCGCGATTGAAACTGCGGCCGAAAAGGCCAACGAGCCTGGTGGCACCGCCTTCGCGGACGCCTTGCGCATCCAATTCAGGGCCCTGCAGCACCAGATCAAAAGAGGCGAGCTTAGGGGGCTAACCGAGGCCGAGATCGATGCCATCAATAAGGTTGCCGACGGCACGCCCATCGCAAATGTACTGCGCGGCATTGGGCGGATTGCTCCTCCCGGTGCAGTCCCTGCCATGGCCCTTGGCATGGTTGCAGACGAACCCACGCTTGCCGGGTCGACTGCCATCGCGCTGGGCGCGGCGGGGATCGGCAGTCGCGTCACCGCAAATACCTTGACCAAGAACGCCGCTGAATCGGCAGCGTTGATCGCAAGGAACGGCGGCGTGGCCGTACCGCGCAAGCAACTCACTGCAGAGGAGTTGGCTCTGATCGCATGGCTGCGGCGCGGAGCAAGTCTCGAAGCAGGGCAATCGCCATTGGAGGCACCAGCGTCGTAGGCCTCGATGCGATCCGTCAGAGGCTCGCGTCCCGGGGCCCTGGACCGATTTACCCACGCCACCCCGTCCGGCGGAATAGCATGCTCCAGCCGGAGGGTCGTGTCTTTGGACTTGATCGAGTTACTAGGGCCACCATGGCAAGTGCCACCAATCAGGCCACGCCTTGCCAAGGGCGAAAAATGCGGCCCAGGCGATGACGATCAGAACCCATCGAATGTACCGCAACTCAAAGAGCACCTCCCGATTGTTCTGCCTCATGACCAAGCGCGTCTTGTCGCCCTCGGACATGCGATCAAAGATCTCTTGTTGGCGCATAAGCTTGTCTGTGCGGGACATCGTGAGAACATATCCATGTCGAAGCGATCGGCAATATGGCCACAGGTCCTCAGCGCCGCAAGATGCTTGCGGTCCCCCTACTGCCAGGCCGAGCAGCTTCGACCATCGGCACGGCGGCCAACGACTTCAAGGTCCTGACGACGCGTTCAAGGGCCGGTCCGCCGAAGTCGGTCTCGATCCGTCGACAACGGAGAGCATGCTGTGGTCGCTAATGAAGTCAGATTACGGCGAAGCGGCCTTGCAGGCATCAGATCACCGCGAAGAAGCGGACGACACACCAAATGAACACGACCATCGATACGGCGACGAACACTGCGGCCCGCATGCGGCCAGAAGCCGTCAATGCTCGTATTGCCGCGGCGCTGATGAATCGGCCATCACCGGCCTACGTCGACCAGTTGATCGCGGCGCGGGCGCTTGCCAGTCGCCAGGGCCTACCGGCGCCGGGCGTCGCGGCGGCATTGTCGCAGCCTCAATGGCCTGAAATCAGCGGGCAGTGATCACCAGTCGAGGTGCTTCAGACTCATAGTGAACGTTCCGCCGGCCATGAACCCGAACGCGACAATCACCAAGTAGACCTGCCACTCCAAGATGTCGGTCAGAAACCCGAAATAGAACAGCGCCAAGGCCGCAAGCGCCACAATCGACATGATGCGGTTCAGCCCGCGATCAGGTCGCATGCGGTACTTCCCGTCCTCACCGCGGACCCTGTAGTCGGTCGTGTCAAGGTTGATGTCGGTAGGTCGCTTGCTTGCCATGGGCACGATTCCTATCCCTGCCTGGCTCGCGCGTGGCGTCGGCATCGGCGACAGGTCGTTCTCCATGGCACCGCCACCTCGACGCGGTGGGCCACCGATGCCGACGGCACGCTGAGCGCTGAACGAAACCACTGGCCCTTGCCGAAGCGCGCAGCATGCCGCCCCTGACTCACCCAACCCGCCCCCAATCGAGTATTTCCGATGCCCCCGATCACCTGGCCTACCGGCACCGCGCCGGGCGTGAACCCCACCGAAACCGGCGGCCGGCTGATCAATGCCATCGCCGAGCGGGCCCCAGCGGGCTCGCGCAGCGAGATCGTCTGGCGCCGCGTCGCCGGGCTGATCGCCCGCTTCACCACCACGCAGACCGCCGTTCGCGGCGCGCTGCTGGTGGGCTCGGTGCTCTATGTGGTTTCCGGCAACCGGGTCTATTCGATCACCTCGAGCTATGGGGTGACCGAGCTCACCGGCACAGTGGGCGGCGCCGGCCCCGTCACCATGGCGCGCAACATGAAGGCGCCGGTGCCCGATGTGCTGATTGCTCACTCCGGCGGTATGTCCTCCATCAACATCTCCGGCGCCTCGGTGGCGGTGTTCAGCGATGGCGACCTGCCCTCGGTCAACTCGATCTGCTGGGTCGACGGCTATTTCATCGTCACCGCCGAGAACGGGCTCGCCTACCAGTCGGGGCTCAACGACACGGGTTTCGCCTCGGTCGACCGGACCACCGCCGAGGCCGACCCCGACGGGCTCTATCGCGCCATCGCCTCGGGCAGTGACCTGATCCTGATGGGCACCGCGTCACTGGAATTCTACGCCAATGCCGGCAACCCCACCGGCTTCGCCTTCAACCGCTCCGTGGTGGTGCCGATCGGGCTGAAGGCTCCCTATGCGGTGGCCGGGTTCGAGCCGGGCTTTGCCGATACGGTGATCTTCGTTGCCAACGACAACACGGTGCGCCGGCTGCAGGGCTATGACCCCGCGCCGATTTCGGGGCCCGACCTCAACCGGCTGATCGAGGCGGTGGCCAACCCCGCCGAGCTGATCGCCTGGGTCTACCAGGCGGCCGGGCACGCCTATTGGGTGCTGAGCGGGCCGGGTTGGACCTGGGTCTACGACGTCTCGACCGGCAGCTGGCACGAGCGGCAGAGCTATGGCTTTGGCGATTGGCGCTGCCGCTTTGGCGTTGCCGCCTGGAGCAAGTGGTTCACCTTCGACCTCGAGAGCGGCAAGGCGTTCGAGCTGAACTCGGCGGCGCGGCGCGATGGCGCGAACCCGCTGGTCTGGACGCTGCGCTCTAACCAGGCGCATCGCTTCCCTGGCCGCGCCGTGATCCATAAAGCGAGCTTCGATTTCGAAACCGGCATCGGCATCGACGCCGGCATTTCGCCGATCGAAACCGACCCGGTAGTGCGGATCCGCTGGTCCGACGATGGCGGCCGCAACTGGGGCAACCCCTTGACCCGGAAGCTCGGCACCCAGGGCGAAGACCTGTCCATCGACATCAACAATGCCGGGCTGACCGGCCGCAAGGGCCGGATCTGGGAGATGACCATCTCCGACCCCATCGAGATCGCGTTCTTCGGCGGCGCCATGGATATCGAGGAGCGCGCCGCATGAGCACGCCGGACAGTCTCAGGCCGATCCCGCATCCGAGCGCTCGGCTGGTCGACGCCGACGGGGCGATCGCCAAGCCCTGGTATGACTGGCTGAACCAGCTGGCGACAAAACTTGCCGAGCTGACCCCGCTCGAAGCCAGCGCGACTTACGATCCGCCGCTGCTCGCCGATGGCGCCGGCACCACCACCGACGTGACAGTGCCCGGTGCGGCGCTGGGCGATTTCGCCACCGCGGCGTTCTCGCTGACCACCGCAGGCATCGTCATCACCGCCTGGGTGAGCGCCCCGAACACCGTTTCCGTCCGCTTCCAGAACGAAACCGGCACGCCGCTCGACTATGGCAGCGGCAAGCTCACCGCCCGCGTTTACAAATAGGAGCCTCACATGGCTGACATTTTCGAAACCATCGGCGACTGGCTGGGGCTCAACAAGGGCAAGGCCACGCAGAAGGCCGCCGAACAGAACCGCGGCGTCATCGACCAGCTGGGCAATACCGGCCGGCCGATCATCGAGGGGATCCAGGGGGTTACCGGGGACTACCTCGATCTCGGCAAGCTCGGCGCCGGCCGTTACGCCGATGCCATGGGCCTCAACGGCGCCGACGGCTACGCGCGGGCCGAGGAGGCGTTCCGCGCCGGGCCGGGCTACCAGTTCGCGCTCGACCAGGGGCTCGATGCGGTGGCGCGCAAAGGCTCGGCCATGGGCCGGCTCGACAGTGGCAATACCGATCTCGACCTGATGCGCTACGCCACCGGCTATGCCGACCAGGCCTGGGGCAACTGGATGAACGGGCTCTCGGGCTACAACAACATGTACGGCCAGGGCGTCGCCAACGACGTCACCGCCCGCGGCCTCGGCCTCGATTTCGAGAGCGGCCTCGCCACCAATTACATGGGCGCCAACAACCAGGTCGCCGCCGGCAAGGAAGCCGGCCAGGGCGCCATGCTCGATGCGCTGGGCGCCGTCGCCGGCATCGCCGGCCGCGCCTTCGGCGGCGGATCGTTCGGCGGCTATGGCGGCTTCGGCGGCAACTCCGTCAACCCCACCACGAAAATGCCCGCAAGCTTCTGAGGAGCCCGAAGATGGCGCTGAACTACCCCAGCTATGTCATTCCGCAGCCCTCGCAGACCAAGCCCACCGACCTGCTCGACCTGTGGGACCAGGGCGTCGCCCAGGGCAAAGCCGATCGCTACGAGCGCGAGGCGCCGCAGCAGTTCGCGAATGCCGCGGCCCCACTGTCGGAGTTCGGCCTCACCATACCGCCTGATCAGTTGCGCGCCCTGTTCGCCAATCCGCAGACGCGGCCGTTCGCGTTGCAGCAGGTGCAGGAGGCGACACAGCGTCGGGCCGATGCCTATGCGTCGCCGGGTCAGCTCGGAGGGACGCCCATGACGCCGCGGCCCACCGCATCGACCTCTCCCTACGCACCCCACCCCCTGCCGCGCGAAGCCCGGCCCGGCATTGGCACGATCGAAGGTGGCTACCGCTATACCGGCGGCGATCCATCCAATTCTGACAACTGGGAGAAACTCTGATGGCTGGTCCTTGGGAGAACTACGGGCCCCATGTCGCAGAGCCAGCGGTGCCACCGGCGGGATTGAAGACTGGCACGCAGGGCTACCTTGATTGGGCGATCGAACAGTCGAAGGCGGGCAGGACCCTGCCGAAGCTGTCACTAGAGGAGATGTTGCCTGCAGGCGCAACGCTCGTGCCAGGGTGGGAGACCCCGGGTGCGGGGGAGCTGCTCAGCGTTGGTCCGTTGGCTATTCCGCCGGGCATCACGGACATGATCCGCTCGCTCTATCCTTTCGAACGGAACACGAAGACAGGCGAGTACAGGCCGGCCATACCCAAGATAGTCCCCGGAATGATCGAGGGGATCGTCGACGCAGTTACGCTACCCCGCGACGTAGCGGACGGAATGTATGGCGATCTCGGCACGCCTTACTCCTATTCGCCCGAGTTGGCGGGGCGCGTCTTCAACCTCGCAACGTTGGGCGTCACAGGCCCAATGCCGAAGCTCGGTCCCGGCCGGCTGCCGCGTCTACGGCAGGAAGCCGCGACCCTGGAAGCCGACGGCTTCGGCATTCCTTTGACGTCGGGGCAAGCATCAGGCGACCTGCACCAGTTGCGGTCCGAGCAGCTGCTACGACAAGCCGATGCTTCACAGCCTCTAATGCGGACGTTCGACGATCGTCAGACTGAGGCGATCGGCGCCGCGACAGGCACAATAGGCAAGGAGTTTGGCGGTGCCGCCGATGATCTGTCTGGCACGGTTACCATTGGGTTGCAGAACAAGACCAAGTTGGCGAAAGAAGATGCCGACGCCTTCTTCGAGGTCGCGCAGGATGGCAAGCTTAAGGTCCGACTCGCCGCAGTGAAGGCGCTACCTGGCTTCGTCAAGCAACGCCTCTCGGGCGTGGTGGTTGACGATACCCTTACGCCCGCAGCGGCCACTGCGCTCCGGGAGATCGAGGGCGCGACGCTTGTCCCCTCTGGCCGTCGTTCCCCCCTGTCGTGGTCAGAACTCGAGAAGGTTCGGCGGAAGCTGGCTGGGCTTTCGGGAACCGGCCCTGATGATATCACCGCCACTCGTGGCGTGAAGCAGGCCTTTGACGACTGGCTGAGCGACGCGCTCGACCAACAACTGTTCAGTGGCGACGAGGCGGCGCTGGAGGCGCTCAACGCCGCCAGGGCGGAGTCGGTTCGGTATCTCAGCATCACCAATCCCAAGGGTGGTGATGCTGCCGGGGCAACAATCGCCAAGATGCAGCAAGGCAACGCATCAGCCGAGCAGGTCGCGAACTGGCTCTACGGCGCCGACATGGTATCACCGAACCTCGCCGCCACGGACGTGGCCAGACGCCTGAAGGCGGTGCTCGGACCCGCCAGCGAGGAATGGAAATCCGTTCGCGCCTCTGCTTGGAACAAGCTGGTTCATGACCCTGCGACCGGCGAAGCGAGAGTCCCAGCGGTGCTAACGAAGCGCCTCGACGACTTCCTCGCGAACAAGGACTCTTCTTTGGCGAGCACCCTCTTCAGCGAGGAAGAGCGCAACCGGATGAAGGCACTTTCGGCGGTCTTGAAACGAACAGTTCTACCACTCGAGGCGCGGAACCCCTCTCGCTCGTTTTTTGGGCTTGGCGACACGGTCAGAGATGTGACGGCGGCCGTCATCAGCGGCCTCGTGGGAGCCAAGTTCGGGGGTGAGATAGCAGGTATTGCGCCAGAGGTGCCGGGTATATTGGCCGCAGCAGCGGTGCCGATCTTTAGCAGGGTGACTCGCGAGGCCGAGGCGCGAGCAGCGATCGCCAACAAACTGCCCCCCAAGCCGATGTCGGACGCCCTGCTTCATGCCCCTAGCCTTGCAGCCAGAGTCGCTGCAATTACAGCCGAGCGCGAAAATGACATGGATCTTCGCAGACTCGCGCAACAGATGGTGCAGGGCGTGGCGCAACCCCAGGTCGACAACGATCTCGCCAGAGCGCTAGGCTCTATCGGGGTAAGGTACGATCCTCATGCGTCTTCGGAAGTTGATCGCGCGACACATCCTCAGCCGTTCCTGCCACCTTGGATGCGCCTAACTCAGCCGGAACCTGACCCCCTGTTTCAGTTGCACGCTTGATGCGGGTTCCGTCCAGGGCTTCGTGCAGGACGATCAGGACGATGCAAGGGGCCAGCACCACCCCCCAGGCAACCCACTGCGGGACGGGTGGGAAGAATGACAGCACCCCTGCCGCCAGGAACGGGGCCAGGATGCCGAGCGGAACAGCGAGCTTCACCAGCCAACTCATGTCACGCAAGCGATAGGTGGCCTTGCGGCGATATTGGTGTGGTTCAAGGTCGAGATCAGGCATCAGGTCACCGTGAAAGCAGCCTACAGTAGGGTCGAGCTTGGCGACATCAAGCATAGACACGTATGGCCAATATCGCGACCGCAACGATGAGAACCACCAACAGGGCAACGATCCAGCGGAGCGTCCGCTTCACCTCGAGTATGCCCAGGCTGTTCAGGACACTCATGCGCATCGCCGTCACGTGGATCCGTTCATCGTCGGGCGGCGTGGCATTGAACGTCTCCCAGTCCTGCTCCTTTGGCCCGAGGTCAGACATCAGCTGATTTCCCGTATCTTGAGACGATCACCATGGCCTGCGCCCCTTGCCGCCGCCCAACGACCGCTCGAACAAGCGGTCGCCAAGCCAGTTCTTCACGCTCCCCGCAGCCCAGCCCCAGAAGAAGGCCACGAAGGCAGCCGATACTGGGGACTGAAGCAGCGTATTGTCGGATCTGGGCATGTTGAGCGCCGGGCCGAGAAACACCAGCAGGCCCACCACGCCGCCGGCGACGGCTCCCCATAGCAGCGGGTTTGTTCGCTTCGTCCCTGGCTTTGGTTGCTGATCTGGATCTGTCATCTTCCCCCTCGCCTGAGCCCCTGGCTCGTTACAATCGTAAAGGCCGTCGGCCAGCCGCGCGAGGCTCGCTGTGAGTGACGCGGCTATCGCTACAGGCGAAACACAACGGCCAGCAGGAACAGGACCAGGCGCATGGCGATGCCAAGCGCCGTCGCGATGAGGGCACCGACGACCACCCCAACGCCGACACTTATGGCGAGCGGGTCACTGATGCCAAGCCATGCGAATACGGCGTGCAGCCAGTCCTGGAGATTCAGGTCCGCGGGCCCAACAGCCCATTTGAACAAGCCGTAGCCACATCCCACGAGGATTGCGAGCAACAGCACAATCGCCGGTCCACGCGACCACCAAGAAGCCGCGCTGTCGTGGCTCAAATCAGACATCGTGCCCTCCCCCTGAGCTAACTCCCCGCACATTCAATGCACGGGGGCCTGAGACGCGTCCATCCCCCTCCCCGGAGACTTCCCCATGGCAGCCATCTGGCCTGGCTCGCGCGTGCCCAATTTCGGCATTGGCGACCGACTCTCTTTCTACGACACCGCCACCTCGACGCCGCAGGTGGTCTATGCCGATGGCGCGCTGAGCGTGGCGCATGATCAGCCGATCCTCGCTGATGCGCGCGGCATGTTCCCGGTGATCTACCTTAGCCCGGCGCCGGGCAGCTATCGCCAGAAGCTCACCGACGCCAATGGCGTCCTGATCTTCGACGACGACGACATCGACGTGCCGCAATCGGCCGATTACGAGCCGCCCGACCCCGGCGTCACCGACCCGACGCTGCTGGTCACCACCGGCATGCGCATCGGCTATTATGGCACCGCGGCGCCCACCGGCTGGGTACGCTGCAACGGCCGCAGCCTCGGCTCTGCCAGCTCGGGCGCCACCGAGCGCGCTAATGCCGATGCCCAGGCGCTGTTCCTCCACCTGTGGACCGCCGACGCCACGCTCGCCGTCAGCGGCGGACGTGGGGCATCCGCCGCCGGCGACTGGGCTGCCAACAAGACCATCGCGCTGCCCGACTATCGCGACCGCATCGCCATCGGGCTTGGCGCCATGGGCAATGCCGATATCAACCTGATCCCCGATGCGACGGTGGATGGTGGGGAAACCAACACCACTCTGGGCGCCACGGTTGGCACCGCGGCGCAGACGCTGACGGCAGCGCAGATCCCGGCCCATCAGCACAACGCCGGCACGCTGCTGATGCCCAACCACGGCCACCCCGCCAAGATATCTGCCAGAAACGACAGCGGACCGGTTCAGACCACATACGGTGGCATGGGGCTCATCGGGCTTGGTACCGCCAGCTACCCGGCCTACACCGGCGCGATCGGCGACACGGCGGGCCAGCAGATCGGCGGTTCCGGCACCGCGGGGATCACCGGCGCTACTGCCGACAGCACGGGCGGCGGCGCCTCGCACCCCAACGTCCAGCCCTCGCTGTTCGAACTCGTCATCATCAAACTCTGAGGCCCGGCATGTACGAGTTGCAGTTCTTTGCCACCGACGATGCCGATTGGGCGCAGCGGGTGGATTTGATCGACGACGCCACCAACCTGCCACTCGCCACGGCGGGCGTGCTGTTCGAGCTCGAGGTGAGCGAGAGCGGCGCCCGCCGGCTGTTCGCCACCACCGCCGACAACAGCATCGAGATCCCCGAGCCGGGCACCATCCAGTGGCGCTTCAGCGTGCCGCAACTGGCGGCGCTCGATATCCGCAACACGTATCGGGTGGGCTGCCGGATGACCAATGGCACCGGCACGACACAGCTCTTCACCGGCACGCTGGCCTTCGTCGGGGGCGGGTTCGGCAGATGAGCGACACCATCACCCCACGGCTCAGGATCAAGGCGCAGCCCGAATTCGCGGTGCGCGCCAAGGCCGTCCCGCCGCCAAAAGTGCGGCTGCGCGTCACCCCGGCGCTGCTACCGATGGAGATCGAGCTCAGAAACACCGGCATGATGGTGCAGTGGCGCTATCTGGGGCAGGACTGGCAGGACCTGATCGCCATCGACGACCTCGACACCACTGTCACGGTCGGCAGCGTCACCACCCTGCCACCAGGCTCGCCCGCCACGGTCGCCAATGTCGGCACCGTCAAGGATATGGTGCTCAACTTCGGCATCCCCCAGGGTATTCAGGGAATCCAGGGCGAGGCCGCCACCATCGCCGTTGGCACCGTAACGACGGTGAACGCGGGGGTTCCGGCCGCTGTCGAGAACATCGGCACGCCCAACGACGCCGTCTTCGATTTCGACATTCCGCAGGGCTCGGCCGCCACGGTAGCGGTCGGGACGGTCACGACCTTAGCGCCTGGCGCGCCGGCCACGGTGGTGAACGTAGGGACCTCCGGCGCCGCGGTGCTGAATTTCGGGATCCCACAGGGCATGCCGGGCAACGTGACCGGACCCGCTGGCGCTGTTGACAACCGTGTCGCCGTGTTCGACGGCACCACCGGCCATCTGATCAAGGACAGCGGTGCTTTGCTCGGCACGGTCGCATCGAGGAATACCGGCACGGCGGCCGGCAACGTTCCCCTGCTCGACGGGTCGGGGCTGCTCGATACCGCCGTACTCCCGGCAATCGCGGTCACTGATGTGTTCATCGTCGCCTCTCAGGCGGCGATGCTCGCGCTCACCGCCCAAAAGGGCGACATCGCGATCCGAAGCGACTTGAACAAGTCGTTTGCGCTCGCGACGAACAGTCCATCAACCCTGGCGGATTGGAAAGAGCTGCTAACCCCCACCGACGCCGTGCTTTCGGTGGCGGGGCTGACTGGCGCCATTTCGGCAGCAGCGCTGAAGACGGCTTTGGCCCTGTCAAACGTCGACAACACCAGCGACGCGACGAAGTTCGCCGCTACTGCTGGGCGCGTTGCAGGTATTCGCGGCGTAGCAGGCACAAGCGATACCTTTGTTGCTGGCGATGCCGGGGGGTTTGTTTACTCGAACAGTACGTCGCCAACGACGTTCACCATCCCGCCCAATTCGTCGGTCGCGTTCCCCGTCGGGACGACGGTGATCAACGTCGGACAGGGCAACACCGGGGAACTATCAATCGCGCCAGGTGCAGGCGTTACGCTCATCTCGGTGAGTAGCAAGCGGAAGCTCAGCAACCTCTATTCAGCTGCTTCAATCATCAAAACCGGCACGGACGTTTGGTGGCTGTTCGGAGATCTGAAGGCATGACCTCGCTCGATCTCCCTCCCAAGCTTTGGCTGCCGGAACGCCCGGCGATCATCCGGCCTGTCGCTGAAATCGACAAGTATTTTCCGGTTGCGATTGGTCACACTGAGCGCCGCGCCGTCGCTTCAGAGTTGGTCAAGTCTGGCCGACTTGAACTTGGTGCAATTCCATTCGGTATGTTTTCGGTCGGGGCGCTGCCGTTCGCCTTGAGTTACGGCAGCTTTGGGTCTGTCAACCCGGGCGGCGGTACTAGCTTCACCGTTTCCTCGCTCGCCATCGGCGCCGCGCCCGTAGCTCCCAATAGACGCTATGTCTATGCGGCGATCGGGTTGGCCTCCTCGGGCACCTTTACGGTATCGACGGTAACGATCGGCGGAAATGCCGCGTCGCTGTTCGCCGGCCTGAATGCAAGTTCATTTGTTCAGGCTCAAATATGGGTCGCAGAAGTCCCTATCGCCACAACTGCCAGTGTGCAGGTCACCACCAGCGCAAACACATTGTGCTGCGGCGTAGCTACTTATCCCGCACTCAATCCGGCAACGCCGAATGTACCTGACGCAATCACGACAAGCACATCGACCGGTTCGCCGCTCGGCCTGGATGTGAATATCGTTGCTGGTGGCGCCGCCATCGGGGCAGTTCAAGTTCGCGATACGTCCGCAACATCCGGCGGCGCATGGTCGGGATTGACCGAAACCGTCGATTCGGACATTCGAAGCACGGAATATTTTACTGTCGCGGGCGGAGGTTCGGCGGGGTCGCCGGCACCTATAACTGTCACACGAACCGGAGCTGGAACTGACAGCCGGGCCGTTTCTGCCTCAGTTCACTGAATGAACCCGTCAACGCCAAAGGTCGCCCTGCGGCTCTTCATACTCATTATCGATCACCTCACCCGCAAACCAGCCGAGGCCGACTAGGTAGACGACCGCGAAGACCAGGCTACAGTACGTGCCGGCAACACCAAAAGAGGACGGTCGCCGCCCCGACTACAGCGATCGGGAGTCAGTATGAAGACAGCAAACTTGGTTGTTGTGACGAAGTAGGCGCTGAGTGGAAGGTCAAAACCGATCTTTCGCATATGGCATCTCCGCAATGCCGAAACTGTCGCACATAGTTCTCTGCTTGTCGCCACCGTAGCCGGCAGCAACCTGCTGTCTGAGCGCGTCAATTTCCCGCTGCCATCCCCCGAGAAGACCGGAGATTTCCATCTCGTCTGATAATCGCCAAGACAAATCTGCTAACTATCGGAGCTAGTGGCTTGAGCGAACACCACTAAGTACGCTAGCCGCCACGGTCAGGAGGGTTCCAGCGTGTCAAATTCCAGAAGCTTACGCGTCGTCACGGGGGCCAGTGCAAATCACGGCAAGTCGCTTCTACAACTGCTGAGGTCGCTAAAGCGCTGGGAGAGAAACACTGCCGTTGCGGTTTACGACCTCGGGCTCGAAGATCATCACGTCGAAGCCGTGAGGCAGCTAGGTTTCGAACCGATCGTGTTTCCCTTCTCAGACTACCCGCCGCATTTCGACATCAGCGTCAATGCCGGCGCGTATGCTTGGAAGGTGGCAATCATAAAGCTGGAGATGGACAAGGGGGGTGCGCCGCTACTTTGGCTGGACGCCGGGAACCTCGTGCGATTTCCGCTGCTGTGGGTTCGTTACGGCCTTCGCCGGGACGGTTTCTTTTGCCCTAAGACATGGTTCACCGTGACGAGGTACACCCATCCCGGTATGTATGAAGCGCTGGGCATCCCAGTCGGGTGGGCCGGTGAGCGGAAGCAACTGAACGCTGCGATTGTCGGCGTAAACCACACATTCCCATCGACACGGGCGCTCGTGGACGAGTGGCTCGCTAGAGCGATGGAAGAGTCGATCATTGCGCCCCCAGGGTCTAGCCGCGACAATCATCGGTGGGACCAGTCGCTGCTTACCCTTCTCGCCTATCGTGCAGACATCCTTGAGAAGCCCAGCCGCACTGAACCCGGCATTCTGACCCACCAGGATATCCCCGAAGGTTCAGCCTAGAACCTCTGGCGGTCGTTTGACCGCCTGTACGCCCGTCCGCCTGCCCCTCGCCGGAGATTTCCCATCAACCCAACCTTCCCGTGCGAGGCGGCGACGCTGCACGACGCTGTCGCCAGCCTCGAGGCCTACCGGTAGGGCCAGGCGGCCAGCGAAACCGTCATCGGCTATCGCAACAAAAGCCCAGTGCACTGCCCAAGCCCATCACCGGCACAACGCTCAAAGAACTGCTGGTCGAGCAGAAGCGCTGAGTCCGCTACGCCAGTGATTACCAGATCAGCTCGAGCGCCTCGACCAGATCACGCAGGGTGCTTGCCCTGCTGGAATCGCGCGAGGGCGCTCTGGCGCCCTGCCTGGCAGAGCTGATTGGCGAGCCATCTGTCTCGCGGCCGCGGCAGTTCGGCAGCTGGCGGCCGGCGAAACTCTCCCGGACGTCGATCACGCCGGCTGACCGCCGATCGATGCTCGCTCGCATGATCTTCACCGCTGCCGCGCCCCCCTGAACGCCCCGCAAGCTCGTGCGGTGCGAACTACCTCGTCAACATCGGAGAACCCCATGAACCCCAACGTCCCCCGCGGGGCGGCGATGCTGCTCGACTTCGTCGCCGGCCTCGAGATCAACCGGCCGGGCCGGGCCGGCTATGAGACCATCATCGGCTACCGGAACGAGAAGCCCGGCGCGCTGCCCAAGCCCATCACCGGGATGACGCTCGACGAGCTGCTGGTCGAGCAGAAGCGCTGGGTCCGCAATCTCAAGGCGCCGAGCGGCGCGGCCGGGCGCTACCAGATCATCCGGCCGACCCTCCTCAGCCTCATCGCCGAGCTGGGCGTGCCGCTCTCGGCGACGTTCACGCCCGAGCTGCAGGACCGCTTCGGCCTCGCCCTGCTGCAGCGGCGCGGCTGGAGCCAGTTCGCCGCCGCCACCTTGTCGCTGCGCGATTTCGGCAACCGCCTAGCGCGCGAATGGGCGAGCTTTCCCGTGCTCAGCCGGCAGCAGGGCGCCCATCGCACGGTGGAGCGCGGCGAAAGCTATTATGCCGGCGACGGCATCAACGCCTCGCTGACCAAAGCCACCAACGCCGAAGCCGTGCTGGCCGAAGTGCTGAACGAGCTTTCCCGCGCGCCGGCGCCGGCTAAGCCCACGCCGGTCCCGCTCCCAACCGACCCCGCGCCCACCCCAGAACCAACCCCGCCCCGCAAGGGCTGGGGCCCGCTGGGGTGGTCCATCCTCGGGCTCGCCATCGCCGTGAGCCTGGTGGTCGCTGCCTTCACCCTCCCGCTCCCCTTCTGAGGACACTTGAAATGACCGCGTTTCTCTCTTCCGCCGCCCTCGGCTGGTTCCTGCGCCGCATCCTCGATTGGGGCGGCTGGCTCGGCGCCGCCTTGCTCGCCGTGATCAACTTCTACAACGCGCTGCCGCCCGAGCTGCAGGTGGTGATCACCAAGATCGTCGCCGGCAACTGGCAGGAGATCACCCTTGGGGCCGTGCCCGGGCTCGTGGCGCTGCTCTGGAGCCAGATCCAGTCCTATCGCGCTACGGTCAGGCCGCAGGTGGTGATCGATGGCCAGCAGCTGCCGATCAACAGAATGCCGCACCGCGAAGCCACCGGCGTCGAGGAGCTGAGCCGCACTGCGCTGGAGAAGCGCGGCGAGACCCTGGTCGAGAGGCTGCTGAAGCTCAAGCTGGGGAGGCCGTGA